CTTTTTCAAGCAGACCGAAACGTTCATAAGCCCCTTCGTCGATACCGTCGAAATAGAAATGATGTTCCGCGAGGGCCGAATAAAACCTGTCGCCGCTTTGCAAGGTCGGCCGTCTTGACAGAATGGCGGTCTGCAAGTCGTTCAAACGGGCGGCAATGGCATCGGCAAACCACCCTTCCGTCAGAATATCGGCATTGACGTAGCTCGAAGCCTGTATAAACAACGTCGATGCCCTGTCCAGCAAACGCAACTCTTTCCAGCGTGCCCGCCACAAATTTGCTGTCCGCAATTTGTTCCGGCATACGGTCAGGTTCTCCATCGATTTGTTTTTCAACCACTCCTCTTTGGCCGCCACATATTCGTGCAGGGCTTCGTTGGCGACCAATCCCGTCTTGATGACAAGAAGCAAGGCATCCACATTCATATTGGCGCATTCCCTCAAAATCCAGTCGTCTTCGCCTACGTGCGAGGTATCGGGCATGTCAGTCGTAAAAGAGCACCCCCGATAGAAAACACTGTTCCCGTATTGGGTACGGTAACCCCGCACGGCTTTCATCAAATTAGCGATCTTTTCCTCCTTAAAATATTTTGCTTCGTCTCCGAACACATAAACATAGGACGCCCCGGCCAGCGTTGATGGACGGTCGAGAGAACCGAAGCGGATATTCATACCCGT